CCGCAAGTCTTGTGGACAAAGCAGAAGCCTGGTTGTACGATACCAAGAAGCGCAAGTTGATTCATCTTGTGGCTGACAGTCACACACAGGCATTCACTGTGAAAAGCAACAGCATCATTGGTTTCAGTACCATTGAGACCATGCAGAAAACTGTGCGCAAGCCAGCAGATGTTGTCAAGGCTGTGCAAGCCGCAGGCAAACCAGCCGCACGTAAGATCTACAAAGACCTTACCACAACTGAGACTCCATTCAATGGACGTGGCACGGAGAACTTGGTAGTGCTCAAAGCCTGGTAAGTAGTGCATGCATGTGATCCCCAACAAAGTAGACCTATACATTACCAATGTATGCAATTTAACCTGCCAGCACTGCAATAGATTTAACAATTTCAACTTTAAAGGCTGGCAACGTTGGGGCGACTATGAAGATCAATACCAGCAGTGGGGCAAGTTAGTTGATCTCACAGCAGTCACTATCATGGGTGGGGAACCTTTTTTGAACCCCACCCTGATAGACTGGGTGCAAGGCATCAATCGCATATTTGGAATTGAAGTTCAAATACTCACAAACGGCACTAGATTTAGACACAATCCTGATCTTTACGATGCTTTGTTTTTTAAACATCAGACTCGTCCGCACAATCACATTGGTGTGAGTTTGCACAACCCTGATCAGTTTGAAAAATTAAAAGAAGATATACTATGGTTCCTCAAAGGACCAGTACAAATATATCCAAAAGGACATTCGGAAAATTTTTGGAATTCTGATTATCTGTTCGTTGACCGCAATGGCATAGTGGTAACGGTGATGAACGTTGACACGTTTCATTCAGCGGCCATAACTCAGTCTTGGCAAAACAGCACCCAACCAGTGTTTAAATTGCACAACAGCGATCCATTTTTTGCACATCAAAATTGTGGATTTGCCACATTCAAAAGTTATCATTTCATACGCGGCAAGTTGTACAAGTGTGCGCCGGTGGCACTGATGCCCGAGTTTGATCAACAACACACATTGGATATATCTGATGCAGACAGAGCATTGTTAAATTCGTATCAGCCACTGAGCGTGGACAACTTTGAAACTTATCAACAAGAATTTTTTGCTCAATTGGATAATCCCATTGCACAGTGTAAATTTTGTCCTGAGCAGTACACATTTCAAAAGATATTTCCAGTGGTCAAAGGATCTTGACCATGTTTGATCAAGAGTTTTATCGCATTGATCTTGGAGAAATATTTCAGCAGAGTCACTGCATGTATCATGAGCATGCAATGGTGCATTTGTTTTCAAGTGTGTTGATGAACATGGGTTATCAAAAAATACCCGGCAGTGCCAGAGCATGGGGGCGCGGCAGTCGCAAGGTCATTGTGTGCCTGGCCGACGACTTTGGAGTCAACCGAGATGATTGGAGCCTGCCACCCGATCAGTGGTTTGATACTGACACCACAATCGTCACCGACAACCACATGCCCTTTGCTACCAATTATCAGATTCTGAAGTTGCCATCAAGTTACTTTGGAGTGTTTAGTTATGTGCCAGCAGATCAAAATTGGACACCAAGTCGGCGATTTAATTTTTCAGTCAACAGGCTAGACAGTCAGCGACAGTTGATTCTATTAGAATTGACGAAACAGTCGGGCGGGATTGATCAAGTGCAACAATTGGATCATGTGAATTTCAATGCACGAGCACAGGGCAATGAGCACACTGCTGAACATGCTCAACACAGTTTTGCACATTGTTGGACACAGTTAAATCAATTGCACAACACCGAATATTCCAAGTGGTTTGATCAAACTCGGCCGCACATACCCATTAGAAACCATGCACTAACAGTCGAGCAAACACAGGTTGGTGCGTATCTCAATTTGGTAATTGAAACCTATGCCGGAGATGCCACGGTGGCATTTAGTGAAAAGATATTCAGAGCACTGGTAACTCCAGCACCTTGGGCAGTGTTTTCAGCAAAACATGCGGTGGGGTATTTAAAAACACTGGGGTTTGATGTGCTAGATGATGTTGTAGATCACAGTTATGACAGTTTGACACAAAGCAACACCATGTACGGGCATGGAAAAATTTCTGAATTTGTCAAACTCAACATACAGAATTATCACAACATAAAAAACTTGGATCAACCCAAATTGGCTACAAGATGTCAAACAGCAGCCACTCACAATCAACATGTGCTGGCACACCTGCAACGCCAATGGCCTGCGGATTTTGCCCAGTGGTTGCCTGAGATGATAGCAAAACTTCAATAAATACAGGAACCGGAGTTCCAGATGCCAGAACAGCAACAGCAATCACTGCCTACACTGAAACAAAACTTGATAGAATATGTCAAGCTTCAGTTAGGCGGTGATATCATTGACCTAGAACTAGACCCCTCACACTATGAAGCGGCCTATCAAAAAACCATTGGCACCTATCGCCAACGGGCCAACAACGCCTACGAGGAAAGTTACAGTTTCATGCAGTTGGTACAAGATGTCAACATCTACGAACTGCCTCAAGAAGTTGTGAGTGTGCGTCAAATATTTCGCAGAACATTTGGCGACAGTTCGGGACCGTTTGCGTCAAACTTTGACCCGTTTGCACAAGCAAGTATCAATGTGTACTTGATGAACTTCAACGTGGCAGGTGGCCTGGCCACATATGATTTCTACAGTCAATACATTGAGCTGGCCGGACGCATGTTTGGCGCCTACATGAACTATACCTGGAATCCTGTAACCAAAAAATTGCAACTGATTCGTGATCCCAAAGGCTCCGGCGAAACTGTGTTGCTGTGGACCTACAACTTGAAACCTGAATTCAACCTGTTGAGTGATCATCAAATAAAACAATGGTTACGAGACTACATGGTAGCCAACTGCAAAATGATTATTGGCGAAGCACGTGAAAAATTTGGCACCATTGCTGGACCGCAGGGCGGCAGTGCGTTGAATGGCACTGCAATGAAAACCGAAGCGCAGGCACAGATGGATGCGCTGGTTGTTCAATTGGTAAACTATGTGGATGGGTCACAACCAATCACCTGGGTTATTGGCTAAACTGCACACACTTTTATCAAAATTCCTGCTATAATACAGCATGGACTTGATGATCGACATTGAAGGTTTGGCAACAGGCCCTGAGACCACAATTTTAACCATTGCGGCCCAGGCATTTGACCCGCTTGGCTCTGGCTACTATGAGCACAAATACTATGCTCGAGTTGATCTTGAAAGCCAAGAAAACCGCACCATTGAACAAGGCACCATAGACTGGTGGGCCACACAGCCTGCAGCCGCACGGGATGAAGCCTTCAATGAACAGGGTCGTATCCCACTAGATCAGGCCTTGGATGAACTGCATAAGATATGTTGGAAATGCAATCGCATCTGGATGAACGGTCCCACTTACGATGCCAACATCCTTGAGCATGCCTACAAGAGTTATCACAAGCCCCTGCCTTGGCAATATTATAAGATCTGTGATGCACGAACGGTATATAAGCTGTATCCAGGGTTGCCCAAGCCGCCTACCAGCCATCATGCGTTGGAAGACTGCCGCAGACAAATTGACATGTTACAAGCAACCTTGGCTCATTTAAACATCAAGGAACTGGCATGATCATTGGAATTTGTGGATTTATTGGCTCGGGCAAAGACACCATTGCAGACTATCTTGTGAATCTACATCACTTCCGACGTGAAAGTTTTGCCAACACACTCAAAGACGCTGTGGCACAGGTGTTTGGCTGGGACAGAACCATGCTGGAGGGCCGTACAAAAATGGCCCGTGAGTGGCGTGAACAAGTTGATCCCTGGTGGGCAGAACGCTTGGGCATACCACACTTGACTCCACGTTTTATTCTACAACAATGGGGCACAGAAGTATGCCGTAAAGGCTTCCACGATGACATCTGGATTGCCAGCCTAGAAAACAAACTGCGCAACAGCCGTGACGATGTGGTCATAAGCGATTGCAGATTTCCCAATGAGATCAAGGCTATCAAACAGTCAGGCGGCATTGTAGTGCGTGTGGTGCGTGGTGCCGAACCTGAGTGGTACGATGCAGCAGTAAGTCTCAATCGTGGCCCTGACGGCAATTCAACCTGGGCACTTAGCGGTCGTCGACTGGCACAGTTGGGGGTACATGCCTCAGAAACAAGTTGGGTAGGTACCCAGTTTGATGTTGTGTTAGACAACAACGGTACCCTAGACGACCTATATCAGCAGGTCAAGCGTCTGGTTCAAGATCACCCGCCCGCCAAGTGACTTCAGTGCGTGACACTTCTTCTACACAATTTTTACAGATTGTTTTGAGATTTCTCAATGCAACATTGTTGAGATCTCCATCAATGTGATACACCAACAATTGACTGGTAAATCTTGCTCGAAACCCGCATCTATCACACGCGGGTTTTTTCTTGTAACCTGCTGACTTCCAACGTGGCTCTCTGGGTTTGATGCCCCGCCCACGGCGTTGGCAAGTTTCACAACGACTACGGTAATGTGTTGTATCTTCTTTGATATAATTCACAGCACATGGCCGTTGGTTACAGGCTTGACAAATGGGTCTCATACAATATTTAGCGCCTGGACCTTGGGCAAAGGGCAGTGTAAACTGGGTTTTTTTGGGTATGCCTATAAATATCAATAACTTGAAAAGGAAGTAATCATGGCACTAACATCACCTGGCGTAGAAGTAGTAGTAATTGACGAGAGTCAATATATCCCTTCCGCGGTAAACACAGTACCCTATTTTCTTGTGGCCACAGCACAAAACAAAGCTGATGCTGCAGGTATAGGCATTGCAGCAGGCACCACTGCTGCCAACGCCAACAAAACATATCTTATAACCAGTCAACGTGATCTTGCAGCCACATTTGGCGTGCCATTTTTCTACAGCACTACCACTGGTACTCCCATCAACGGTTACGAGCTCAACGAATACGGTTTGTTGGCAGCGTACTCTGCACTGGGCGTGTCAAATCGTGCTTATATTCAACGTGTTGACATTGACTTAACTGAATTGACAGCAACTCTCAGTCGCCCCACTGGCAATCCCGACAACGGAACTTATTGGTTGGATACTTCTACCACGGTGTGGGGAGTGCAAGAATGGAATCAAACTTCAGCCACATTTACCACAAAAACTCCACTGGTTATCACAGATACTGTGAACGTGGTGAACTTTGCTGGTGGTGATTATACCCCCATCCCATCATTTGGCAGCGTTGGAGACTATGCAGTAAGCACAGTGGCATTGAACAACCCCATGTACTACAAAAACGAAGACAATGACTGGGTACAAGTGGGCACAGACGCTTGGAAAATATCTTGGCCAGCAGTGGTTGGATCAACCACCCCATCAACTCTAACCATTGGTGCCAATATCTACATCAATGGCAACTTGATTGCTGTGGGTGCTACCAACACTGTGACAGGATTTGCCAACACTATCAATGCAGCAGCCATCACTGGTGTCAGTGCTGCCAATGTGGGCGGCAGCCTGGCTATCTATGCCAACAGTCTGGCCACCAATGACGGATCCACTGCATCGGGTGGTCTTGTTTCAATCATACCTGGTCCCAATGACGGCACTGCACTGTTGACTGCACTGGGTATCACAGCGTTGGAATATCGTTCACCTGCGTATTTCCCAGGCTACAGTTATCAAGCTCCACGATGGAGAACCACAGACACAGGCACTGG